TCGACATCTGACGCTACGGGCGCGCGCATCGCGGCTCTTGGCGACGCCCACGTGTGCGACCTGACGCCCCGTCCTGCATTGCAGGTATGGGGCACGGTGGCTTTCGCGCAGCCCATGACTGGCATTCACTGCTATCCCTGCCCCGTCTGCCAGGGCACTCGTCGGATGCTTGCTTGCACCATCTGCAACAACACTGGCCGCTTTGCGGACTATCCATGATCAAGGTTTTGATCCCCGATCTCCCGAGCCCGCAAGCGATTCTGCCGTACCTCGAAGAGATGCACAACAGTGCGCAATACGTGAACGACTGCCCGCTCGTACAGCGCTTCGAGGGCGCTTTGTCCGAGATCACCGGCTACCCGGTTGCAGTGGTGTCGAATGGCACGGTCGCGCTCGAACTCGCCTTGCGCGCCCTCGAACTGCCCCCGCGGTCGCTGGTGCTGGTGCCGTCCGTCACCTATGTTGCATCAGGGCAGGCGATCCGCAACGCCGGGCTCACGCCCGTGCTGGCCGACGTCGACCCGATGACTTGGCTGCTGACGCCCGAGTACGCAGCGAACACTGTGCGAGATCTCGACATCCGGGCGGTCATGCCTGTTGCTGCATTCGGCGCCCGGCTGCCGCTACGCGAGTGGGCTCGCTTCCAAGGTGAAACTGACGTAAAGGTGATCGTCGACGGCGCCGGCAGCCTGTACTCGCAGCAAGAGCAGGTTCCGATCCCGATCTGCTACTCGCTACACGCGACCAAGTTCCTCGGGGTCGGTGAAGGTGGCTTCGTGACAGGGCCCGGTGACTTCGTGAAGAAGGTTCACTCACTTGCGAACTTCGGCCCGTACGGCACGAACGGCAAGATGTCGGGCTTTCACGCTGCAGTGGGGCTTGCAGCCCTTGCCGACGAATTTCAGCTTGCAACGAAGCGCATAGCTACTTTCGTACAGGAAGCTGCTTACCGAAACAGCCTGCCGCCCTGGGTCGGCCAGCAGCAGGCATCTATCATCGGTCGCACGGTCATGCCGATCCTCGTGCCGCGCCGTCGTGACCTGATCGAGGCGGCACTGCTCGAAGCCGGCATCGAGACGAAGCGATGGTACTGCCCGCTGCTTCATGAACGTGAAGAGTTCGACTGCGACCTGCTGCCCCTGGTGCATGCCCGCATCATCGGTGAACACCTGATCGGACTGCCTTTCCATTCGCAACTAAAGGCGACTGACGTTCAGCACATCTGCGACACACTGCGAAGGTTCCCCTGATGCGCATCATTGTCACCGGCGGCTTCGGGTTCATCGGATCCGAGTTCATCCGCCTTGCCTCGAAGCACGGGCATACACTGCTGAACGTCGACGCCCGCACCTACGCTGCCCGGGTTGAAAACCTCGTGCCAATGCCGAAAGGCATGATCGGCACCGTGACCGCAGACATCTGCGAAGCGAACACGATCCACACGGTCTTCAGCAGTTTCAACCCGCACGCCCTGGTGAACTTCGCCGCTGAGACTCATGTCGGCCGCTCGATCGCCGACCGTGAGGCCTTCCTGCGCTCGAACGTGATCGGTGTCGACGTGCTGCTGAACGAAGCCTGCAGGTACATGCGCCTCGTGCGCAACCCCGATTTCAAGTTCCTGCAGGTGTCGACCGACGAGGTGTTCGGTTCACTCAAGGGCGAACAGCTGCCGTGGAGTGAGTCTGCACCTTACGCACCGAACAACCCCTATGCTGCCAGCAAGGCGGCCGCCGACCACATGGTCCGGGCCTACGCTCACACCTTCAGGTTGCAAGTGGTGATCACGCACGGTTCAAACACTTACGGGCCTGCGCAGCATCCCGAGAAGTTGATCCCGACTCTTACGCTGCAGGCTGCAGCCGGACAGCCCATGACGTTACACGGCGACGGCTTGAACATTCGCGACTGGCTGCACGTGTCGAACCACGCTGAAGGCATTCTGCGTGCGCTGGAGTTCGGCATGCCCGGCGCGACATACAACTTCGGCGGCGGGTGCGAGCGTACGAACCTCGACATCGCGCGCATGGTCTGGTCTGCACTGCAAGAGGGCGAACCGAAGATCTCGTTCATTGAAGACCGGCCCGGAAACGATTTGCGATACGGGCTCGATTTCTCTGCTGCTGCGCGTGACCTTGCATGGTCGCCCGGCCCGCTAATCGAGACGCAGATTGCCGAAGTCGCTCGCTGGTACGCAAAGAACCCTTACTACAAGGATGAGTATGGCTGCTGAAGATCCGAAGAAACTGCGCGCCGTCATCCCGAACGTCGCCCTCGAAGTCTTTGAGAAGGCGGTCTACACAGGCGACTTGGAGCGCGCGGGCACTTTGATGCACGACATGATCGTGAAGCTGAAGACAGGCGCGGGCTTCATCCACTATTCAGCCGATCCTCGCATCGCTCAGGTGCTGTACACCCGAGCCTGTGCGGCAATCGTCGCGCTGCTGATGAATCCGAAGTTCGAGTTGTCATCGGTAGGCTTCAACACACTTGCGGCTGAGCACGCCACGATCGATCTGCTGTTCCGCGCGAGCGCTTTCGGCACGAGCGACCACATGCTGCCGCTGGTGAGCAAGAACGAGAACGCGCCCTCGGGCGAATTGCAGTTCGAGGCCGGCCCGATGCTGGTGAAGTACCTTCTGACGCACTCGCTGCGCAGCGGCTTCGCCCTGAACTACCGGGTGACGTTCAGTCGCTCGCCTGACGCAACCTTCGCGCTGTGGGCGGGCATGCTAGCTGCCCTGGTGACAACGAACGCCGTTGCGCAGAAGCGGCGCGAGGAACTGCTCGAAGTGCACGACGTCTTCGAGAACTGCCTGATCCCGACCGAATCCCTGTCGACGATCAGCGATGCCTTCATGTACACCTCGTACGGGCTGCGCGCCGACAAGCACGAGGCGAAGCGCACGATCTCTCGCCTGTTCGCCAAAACTCTGCGCCATCACAACGTGCCGCTGCCGACTCCCGAAGAACTGGCAGCCCGGTGGGATGCGCTGTGCGCTAGCTCGAAGCCCCTCATGGTCGTTGGACTCGAAGCGTTCGGCTCAGTGCATGCGATGTACCGCGTGTACGCCCCGATCATGCGGCAGCTTCGTCGCAAGTTCTACCTGATCGGAATCAGTCGCGAGTCGGAGATCGACGACGACGCGAAGCGCGAGTTCGACGAGTGGCGCGAGATCCCCGCGGCAGGCGCAGGCATCGCGGATATCACGCGCATGATCAACGAGATTGCGCCGATGGTGATGTACTACCCATCGATCGGCATGGCTGTGTGGTGGGTGGCGCTGTCGTCGGTCAGGCTGGCACCGCTGCAGATCATGACCTTGGGCCACCCCGCGACGAGCGGATCACCTGAGATCGACTTTGTGCTTGCCGAAGAGAACACAATCGGCGATCACGATCTGTTCGTCGAACCGATCCGCTACTGGTCGCTAGGCGCGAACCGGTTTGTCATGCGCGATGACGCCGATCTGCCCGAGCCGCGCATCCCGGAACTTCGTGAGGGCCCGGTCAAGGTCGCGATCCCTTCAATGGTCGCGAAGCTAAACTTCGACTTCCTCGAACTGCTGAAGAAGGCTGCCGACGAAACCGAGACGCCGATCGAGTATCACTTCTTTCCGAACCAGATCGGGCTCACGCTGTTCCAGACCGCAGCGGAGATCCGGGATGTGCTGCCGACGGCGCGGATCTACGAGCGATCGCACTACAACCAGTACATGCGCCAGATGCGCGAGTGCGACTTCATGGTCGTCACCTACCCTTTCGGGAACACGAACTCGACTCTCGACGCCTTGCACCTGGGCCTGCCCGTGCTGACGCTACGCGGCAACGAATGCCACTCGCGGTACGACTCGGTCATGCTCCAGAAGGCAGGCCTGCCTGAATTTCTGATCGCTGACACACCCGGGGTGCTGATCGAGAAGATCGCTGTGCTTGCCGACAATGAAGTGTACCGATGGACCCTCGCAGAACAGGTGCGATCGGTTGACCTGCAGGCTGTGTTCTACGGCGACCCACCGAACCCGACCGAGATCGTCGACTTGGTCGACGACCTACTGCTCGAAGTCGCCCCCGGAGTGCTCGAATGAAGAAGACCCCTTACAAGCCCCTGATCCCGTACACACCGGCCGGCGTGCCGCGGCTGCGCTTCAGGTGGATCGGCATGTACAGCCCTGCCGAACGGAAGACCCGGCTCTTCAAGGTGATCCGCAACAAGGGGCTGCCGGGCCTGCAAGGCGGCCACAGTGCGTTCGTGTCGGTGTCGCTCATGCCTGGGCTGTTCAGATGGGCTCGCCGGGGCAGCGAATGGCGTCTGACCGTCCTGGGCCTGTCGGTGCACTACCGCAAGTCGACATCCGGGCGGTTCGTATGAAGCAAGAAATGGCTCTCGTGGCCGCCACTTGCGACCCGACCCTCGCGGGCAACGCCGCCCGCAAGACCCTGCGCGAGCAGACTGATGTGCTGATCCGCGAGGCCCTGCAGTTGAACTCGCTGCCAGCACTCGCCGCCCACGCCGGGCAGGTCATGCTGACGGTCGCCCAGATCCTTGTGAACGCCCAGGCCGAACCGGACGTGCCAGATTTGATCGAAGCGACTCAGGCACTGATCGAAGACGGCCGAGCGGTCATGGACCGGGGCCTCATGATCGATTCACGCGAAACGCTACTCTGCGGCGCCGTGATGCTCGAACTCGCTTGCCGCGGGATCTTCCACGCCCTCGGGCTACCGTACGAGGCAGTGCTGAGTGCCGTTCTCGCAGGCGTCGATCTGGCGGCCCTGCTGCCCCCGAAGGCAGGTGAAGGTACGGCCTGAGGCTTCCGAGCATGCGCCGCAGCACCGGATGGGACCTGGGCCTTCACTTTCAGTTCGTCCTCTGGCTGCTGAAAGTCAAGAGCCTGTCAGTTCAGGACGTCGTCAGCGTGTTCGGTATCGCGGCCTGCACTGCCCGCAATTGGTGCGCCGCAGCAGAAAAGATCGGCCTGTTGCAGCGACGACCGCGCTACCGAGGGCCGCTGATCTGGGTCGTCCACCCCGACAAGGGTCTGCCGCCACGCCTAGCGGCCACGAGGCGGTAGCGTTCGAGCCTCTTCCAGCCGATCGAGCCGGTCATCGTAGTCCTTCAAGGTGCGCAGCACCACCTCTTGCCTTGTCTCGATCAGCGTGGTCCGATGTTCCATCGCTTGCACGTAGGCTGTGAACGCTTCTCTGGTCTGACGGTTCTCGCGCACGAGGTCGTCCACGGTGTTCCCGACCCACCGCACCGCGAGCGGTACGGCGAACGCCCAGGCTGCGAAAAGCGCGGCAGCTACTCGGGCCCAGAACTCGGTGCGCGATAGTGCTTGTCCTTCTTGTTCCATAGCCGCCTCCTAGTGAAGGCTCGCCACGGTTCCGTTCCCTGCCAACTCCCCACCCTTGGGAAGCAACGGCCCCAACGAAGCCAATTGTCACCCAGAAGGTTTGTGCAGGGGCTAAGCTATCCCCACGTTCACGTGGAAGGACTCACGATGGATTCGATCCTGTGGGCAGTCTGGATCACTTCAGGATGGGCCCTGGCGCACGGGCTGCTGCGGGTGCAGCAAACCAGCCATCAGATCACACTGTCCTTCTTCGCAGTGCCGGCCTGGGCGGCAGCAAGCGTACCGCTGACTGTAGTGTCGATCTTGATGAGGGTCGGCTAGGGCAGCGCGATCGAGTAGGTGATCTCGACCCGTTGTCGTTCGAGCCGAAGGGCCCACCCCGTGAAGGCGGCCCCGACGGCACCGCCTGCGATCGTGACAGCAGCATCCTGCAGCGAGCACGTGTGCCCTGGGTGATGCTCGTCCCATGCCTCTTTCAGCACGCCGACTGCTGAAGCTGCGAGGAAGCCCCACATCGGCTTGTTGGTGGCTGCAGTGACGCCGGCAGCGATGAACGCCCCGCCGACTTCGTGGAATGCCTTGTCTTCACCGGTCCACTTGTCGTTCGTCAAGCATCGAGCCTGGGCTGCGATCGGCAGGCACAGGGTGAAGATGTAAGCCAGCTTGCACACCAGCGACCGACGAGCTAGACTGCTGATCATGAAAGCACTTCTTCTAGCCCTCTCGGCTGCACTGGCCCTTGGCGCGTGTGGAGGTGGCGACCTCGAGCCACCACCACCAGATCAACATCAGAAGACCACTCCGACACCGCCGAACTGTGTCGAGCATCCAACTTTGTGTCAGTAGCTCAGATGCACAGGATCGGGTACAGCCAGCAGGCCGGCGGCTGCGGTGTGGGCACGTTCGGACCCGTTGGACCGCAGTTGTAGGTGTTGGGCGACTCTGCCACGAGACACGAGGACACCGGCGCTTGCGCACCGAAAGAAGGGATGGCTGCCAGCAGGGCGGCCAGAAGGATCGGCTTGCTCATGAGTGCTCCTATCGCTTGATTAAGCTGACATGCGTCAAAGGTGCTGAGTCAGCGTTTGCATAGTAGTACAAGCCCACATCAGGATGTTGCCCTTTCAGCAATGCACCGGCCCTGTACTGGCTTCCTGCTAACACACTGAACCTTGATGACAAAGTGAAGTGAGCCCGGCTGTTTGGCAATCCTTGTCGTAAATCTTGAGTTGGGGTGTTAGTTGAATTCAAGGTGAACACATCGTCTCCAGCAGCAGTAAGGTCAGCAGTAAGGCAACAGCCGGTTCCGATCAGACCAGCCCCCCACTCTGTACCCCCGCCCGAACCGTGAGCGTCTAGCTCGACAGTAACTTCAGCTACACAGTCAACCGCTGGCGTGAATACGATACCGCCCAAAATGCTTCGGCTGATGACTGCCTTGGGGTAGGTGCCTGAGGATGTTGAAGGCGTAAGGACTTCAGTTGCTGCGTTTGCTCCGATCTGCGCTGTTGCAACAGAGTCAAGCTGAGCAAGCTGCCCAGTCGACAGATTCGCTGCGCTGACCCACGAGCCGCTGACTCTCAGGTACAGCACAACTGGCGAACTTGAAGTATCAGCCCATACGTCGCCGTCGACTGCACTCTCTGGCGCACTGTTCTGCCAGTACATGCGGTTGACCGTAGCGCCTTCCGCTGCATTCACAGGCTGGAAGTACAACCAGTCGACCCACACCGACGTCGTCGGGGGGCTCGCAGACATGTTATTCGCGCCCCAGGTCCACACAACTGCATCTGTCGACAACCAGTTCGGCGTGAAGTCGGCGAGCTGGAGGGTTTGGTAAGACGTCGTCAGCTTGCTGATGAAGTTCTGGCTGTAAAGTGTGGTAGCCTGGGTTTCGTTGTAGATGTTGAACGGCGCTGCAGTCGGCGAGCCGACCTTCTTCGCACGCACGAAGACCTTGTACACCTTGCCCTGCACGAAGCCGGGCACCCGCTGCGATGCGGGGCCACCCGCTGCAGGCGTGAGGTAGTTGTATGCCGTCCAACCGTCCCATACCCGCAACGAACTGCCGTCCGACGCAGCAGTGTCGCTCACGATGTCAGATTGAGTGCCGTCGTTCCCTGCGTCGTCATTGCCGAAATTGCGCAGCACCACGCTGATTGCAGTCGCGGGCACATGGGTGATCAACGGCCAGTCGGCTCTCGTAGCTGCGTCTGCGATCCGAGGCGTGTACGACCCGGTCAGCAGGTCCGACAGCGCAGGTTCTGTGCCGTCGCACAGGAACACCATCGGCGAGGCGAAGATCATCGTGTCACCGACATGCGAACCGTAGTACTGGTAAGCGCGGGTACTGATGCTGCTGATCCCCGCTTTCCAACACCAATTGACTCCACTGTGAGCCAGCGCACCGGTAACACAGTCGAACATCCCCGCCCCGTTGGAGCTAAGACCCGTGCTGCCCGCCGGAAAGATGTACCCGACCATGAGGTACCACTGGTCTGCAGTGGGGGGCCTACTGCCGCCTACAAAGTAAGGGTTGTCTTCGACTGTCGAAGTGTTCAGATTGCAGACATGCCCCGTCGAGTTGCTCGGACCCCAGTAAGCTTGACCGTCACCCGATAAGTTTTGGACAAAGCACGCGAAAAGATACGTCTTCGTAGTGTCAATTTGGAGGTTATTTCCTTCTGCCCCATCGCTGACCCATCCGCCTTGTGCGCCGCCTGCTGACGTCGATACAGCCTTCCAGACCGACCCGACCGTCACCCCGTCAGGCATCACTGCAACGTCAAAACTGTTCGTCGCGCCGCCTAGCGGGGACCATCGCTGAGTTGCCCCCGGCGCCCACCATGAAGAGTCGATGTAAGGCTTGATGCTAGCGTCCTGCATCAGCACCCACGTACCGTTCTGACGAACGTAGGGGCGGTTGCCATGCGCAGTGTCGAACCACAGCGACCCGCTGATTACGAAGTGCTGAGTAGCAGGGTCGACTGCCTGCGAATACACAATCGCCCCGGGGTTGACTGACAGCGCGGCCATCGCACCTGTCACGGCGTAGGTGTACTCAGTGACATCGGCAAGACTCTGTTCTGCCCCGCCGTAGACATTGAAGCTGGTGAACTTGAGATGGACAGTCTTGCCGACATAGCTTGTCGGGTCGAGATCTGCGCTCTTGAAGATCTGACTGTCACACCGCACGAAGAGATCGCTCGTGGAGTGGGCCTGAGTGCCATCAGTACCGTACGCCCCGCGCACGAGGCCGGTCAGCGTGTACTGCTGCGCGCTCGTAAGCGTGGCAGTTTGGTACGCAAGGTATTCTTGATGCGCACCACCGATGTAACACAGCGTCACCAGCGCGGAAGCATCGGTCGCGCTCCCGCTCGTAAGAATCGCTTTGTTGCCGTTCAGAGCGACAGGCAACGACCCGCCCGAGATCGCACCACTGAGCACGCCGTGACGCGAGGGGGCGTTCAGTTCGCCCATCTTGCGGTAGTTCGAGCCGTCGAGGCTCACCCACACGCTGCAACCGCCCCAGTATTGACTTGTGCCCAGGCAAGCCGCCCAGATCTGCAAGCCTGTACCGGTCAGCGGCGCGGGCGCCTCGAAGATCGTCGGGACGTTGATCGAACCCGGGTCGACGTTGCGGTCGTGAATGAAGCCCTGCCCTGATTGAGTCGGATACGCCGTCGCGGTCGCACTGCCAATCGGGAAGTCTTCCGCTGTGATCGTCATCGCGCCGTCCGTATCTTCCTCGATCGAGGTGATCCTCACCGGATACTTGTTCAGGCCCTGCTCAAGATCGGTCAGCGTGACGATGTCCATCGGTTCGAGCATGGCAAACGCCCACGACAACCGGAACGTGTAAGTCTTGACGACGTTCAGCGAGCGCTGCAGCAGTATCTGCACGATCGTCCGGGCAACTGACGCATCGCAGACCCAGGGCGCGGTCAGGATCTCGGCAGACCGAAGACCGTAGGTGTCAATGTCGGCGCCATCCTTGGCTTCGGCGATCTCTTTGGCGTAGTTGCCGGTGAAGAGTTTGCTCGGTGCATCCCAGGCCCCGCGGTTGCACCACTCGATGCGAAAGTGGTTGTACCGGTCCGCGGCAGCCTTGTCTGCAATCTGGATCGGGTTCTCGTTGTCGAGGAAGTGGTTGTCGTCGAGGTCGTACAGCGGCGTGGTGTTCGCCGTGTAGGTTCGACCGTTAGCGGTCAGGGACTTGTCGCCGTAAGGTACGATCCGCAACTGATTGCCCGACCACACCCCGGCTGAGTTCGTCAGCTTGAGGCACTGCGCCACGAGATCAGCCGCCTTCTGTTGCGACGTGATCGCCGGGCTCAAGAGCAGGCCTGAGGCGAGGCAGTAGTCAGAGTAGGTCGTCAGATCCGCGAGCCGCGAAGCCGGGAACTGCGCGCCACCGCCGGCCCCGATCAGCAGGTCAGTCAGAAACGAAGCGCCGTCAACATCGGGTAGTGACGTGCTCGAACCATAAGCCAACCGCCCGACCACCTCGAAGTTGTGGTTTTCAAGCTGCGCAGCGTTGCCTAGGCGGTACTGCTGACCCGCCACGTAGCACAAGCCCGGGTACCGCAACTGCTCGTTCGAGGGGGCGATCGAAGTGAGAGGGCCCCATAGCGGCTGATCGATCGCACCAGGGGCGAAACTAAGCCCTAGCTCGTCGAGGCTTTGCTGCCCTGTCGAGCCGCTAAGCCACTGATACGTGATCAGCAACTGCTGCCCTGTGAAGTCCGCCGAGAACGTGATCTTGCTTGACGCCGAATCGAAGGTGAAGTCGACCCCCTGCGCAAGGGGAGGTAACGGGTAGCCTTGCGAAACACCGATGATCTGGCGGATCGTGTGCAGCGGGGTGAACTGCCGCGATCCTGAAACCGTGTAGTACTCGGTCAGGATGTTGTAAGTCGAGGGGTCGACCCCTCCTTTCGATGCGGCTTGCCCTTTCCACACCCGCGGAATCGAACTGACGAGCCCGGCGCACACAGCCATGATCAAGTCAGCAGCGTAGGTGTAGGTCGTATCGACCATGTTCGGGCTGCCGCCCTTGCCGCCGCCCTGATTGGCAGTCTCGTGCGCAGTTGCCGAGAAGTTGCCATACCACAGCAGGTTCCCGGCGATCCGGTTCACGCCCCAGACAAGAGGGATGCAGACCCCGTAAGCCGAACTTTGGATCTGGAAAGCTTCCAGCTTGTCTTGACTGTGCGAAAGAGACTGGCTACCCCCACCCATGACACAGACTCCAGTACTGAACCGGCCGACCGCTCAAAGGCGCTTCGCCTTGGCGGTTGAACGTGACGCCGATCTTGACATAGGCGTGCACGACTCCGAGGGCATCGTCGACGATGATCGAGCCGTGCGAGAAGCACCGGCCGAACTTGAACAGTGCTACATCGCCCTGCCTGGGCGAGTCAACCGGCACGGCCCCTGCCGACCGAAGCCACTTCAGGTATAGCTCATCTGAGTGGTGCAGGTGGAAGCGGGGGTTGTAAGGCCTGGGATCGAAGCCCCTCGGGCCCAGGCCTGCTGCGTCGAACACCCGAACGAGCAGCATCGCGCAGTCGACACCTACACCCTTCAGGTCGGCACATTCATGATAGGGAGTTTTCAGCCACGACAGGGCTTCGGCAGCGATGCGCTCGCGCAGGTTCATGCAATCGTGTCCGGCGGCGGGATGTAAGGCTCGCCGCGGAAGTGCACGACATTCGCGTACCGGTTCGTGCAGGTAGCTTGACTCTTGTCGCAGCCGGCCTGAATGCTGAATGTGTCAGCCGGTGCCCAGGCGAAGGGGAAAGGCACGATCGTCGTGATCGAGACGTTTCTCAGGTACTGCCTCACCGTGCGAGACACACCATTGTTCGCGCCACTGGTGAAGGTAATCTTGCCCAGATCGAACATATGGTCGCCGAGGGCAAGTCCTGTGTTTGGAATCGTGGCGTAGTCGCTGCCTGTCGGCCCGGCTGAAGCAGAGGACGAGTAGGTGAACGATGCCCGCGATACGCCGCAGTTCGCGTCGAAGAGAGTGTTGCGACAGTACGGCTGATAGACGTCGCGGGGCAGCGACACGTCAAGCAACTGCAGATCGCTGTTGACCGTCACTTGCTTGGTGTGCCTGCCGCCTTCGATTGCGCCCACAGTACCGCTGAACTCGACACAGCTACCGACCGGGCTGAAGCTGCCGCCGCCGTCGTCATGGTAGAACAGCCGCTCGTGCAGCAGAGCCGCCCCGAGCAGACCACTCTGCGCGAGGAACTTCATGAAGGGAACCCCGTTTACAGTCACGCCAGGGCTCGAACTGATCGACAGGGACAACGAGTCGACCTGCAGCGATGTGCTGCGCGAAATCCGATCGCGCTCGATGATCGGGCCAGCAGTGAAGGTTCGGCCGCCTACGGTCAGACTGCGGTCGGCACCTGTGTACCGCAGTACCTGCCCGCCAAGCAACGTGAACGTGTACAGATCGGCCCAGGGCGCCTGCCTGACGTTGCCCGTGATCAGCGAGTTCAGGAAGGCCAGAAGCGCGCCGGTGCTGACTTCCCAATAGGGCGACTTCATGGCAGCACCGTCTTGAAGCTGACTTCACGGGCTTCCCATAGCTTGTGCATGAACTTGGTGAACTCAAGTTCGTCCGCCTCGAAACGGCATCGCCAGTAGAACGAACCGGTCCACGTCAGCGAAGCCCCGTTGGCCGGCGCTGACACGAACGTCACTAGGCCTGAACTGCCGACCGTGTAGTCGCCCGGCGTGCTCTTCAGGACCCCCGCGACCGAGATTGCTGGCGCCCCGTTCAGGTCGTACACCGGCTCGCTCGAAGCCCCCAGCGTGCGCGCAAGCTGAAAGGTCTTCGTGCTCCCGTCGCCAGTACCGAACACACTGCCGCCAGCAGCATAGTCGTCAGGGTCAGTGAAGAACCAGTCGTCGTAAGACCCCTTCCGCGCATTGTAGAACCCGAGCAAGGTACGGAACCCATCGAGCCAGGATCCGTTGTCAGTCAGAATGTCGTATGTGAGGATGTAGCGGTATCGAGGTGACCCCATCAAAAAGCCGCGGTACTCGCGCCCACTGGCCGCCTCGTGCGTGATGGTCTTGAACATCGGCACGCGCCGGACGTCGAATGCGAGCCCAGGTAGCGAGGGATAGACTGCGTTGCTCATGGCCGTCGGATCTGGAAGTTGCGCTCGGCAAGCTTCAGGTGCTTGACGATCTTGTCGCCGCCGCCCATCTTGAGCCAGCCTTCAAAGCTGCGCGCGTCAAGCGCTTGCACCGTCAGGTTCATCCCGCCTCCGAGCCCGCCGCCCTTGTTGATCAGTTCGCGAAGGCCCTGGGCTTCCTTCGGCGGGATCGCCATCTCGCCCTTGTGCATCGCGACAAGCTGATCCTGGGGGAGTTCCCATTGGCCCTTCTCAGCCCCTGAGATGTTGCTGATGATGCCCTTGACCGCAGCAAAGGCCGCCGCACCTGCTGCAACCGCCAGGAACGGGCCGACGTAGGGGATGCTCGCCATCGCTTGGAAAGCCCCCGCCATCGCTTCCCAGGCGTAGACCATGATGTTCTTGATCGCCGTGCCCGCTGTAATCGCCAGCGACGTCAGGGCTCCCGCCTGCTCGGCAGCCGTACGGGCTTCCACACCGGCGACTGTGGCGGTCGTCTGCGCTTCTTGATTCACCACGGTAGCCGCCAGCATCCGGTCGAGCCCGTCAACGACCATGTCGACTGCCTTCTGAATGACCTTGCCGCCTTCGGTACCTTCGCCGAAGAGCCGCTGCATGAACTTCTTCGCGATCAGTTCCTCGAAGGTCTTCGCGACCGAGATCCCGAACTCGCGGAAGATGTCGCGCATGCTCTTGACGTGCTGCATCATGTTGACGAGCAGGCTCTCCCCTGCCTGCTCGATGCTCCGCTGCGCATCGAGAGCGAAGCGCCGACGTTCAAGAGCGGCTTGGTTGTTGATCTGCGTCAGCCGCTGCTGATGCTGTTGTTCAGCCTTTTCGCGGTCAGCGTCAAGCTTGGCTTGCTCTACCTTGTCTTGGTGTACAAGATTCTGTCGATCGTTCAGCCCTTGCTGTTCGATCCGATACCGCCGGTCTTCAAGTTCGAGTTCAGCCGTCAAGGCTTCCTGATCGTCGACCTGACGAAGGGCCTTCCGCTGTTGAAGGATAGCTCGGTCCTGTTCGAGTTCAGCACTTGCGCGCCCACCAGCCCTGCCCGATTCGACCTGACTCAGCTTGTCGGCCTGAGCCTGCAGGGCGTTCGCTTCTTCCCGCGCATTCGCCCGGGTGATCTCCAGTTGCTGCATTCCGAGCGCGATCAGCTTGGCTCGAATTGCAGTCTCTTGCGTGTCGATCTTCGTGCGCTCGATAGGGTCCTTCGCCTTGCCGCGCGCCTTCTCCAGCGCACTCAAACTGACGACTTCGGTGTCGATCTCGGCGCGGTTCTGCTTGAGTTGCAGGTCCCGCTTCTGTTCGTAGTAGCTTTCAATGCTGACAAGGTTGTTCTTGTACGAATCGTCAAGTGCCTTCTCTTGTTCCTTGACCGACTCACGAACGATCGCAAGTTCCTTCTGTGCTTCAGCAGCCGCAAGGGCCGCCTGAGCCTGGGCAAGCTGCGGGCCTTTCATGTCCTTTGCGCCGCCAGTACCTGACCGAGGCTTCGCAGCAGTTTCAGGCGCCTTCGCATCAGGCACATCTGCCATCTTCTTGATCTGCTCGCCCCCGTCGCGAGCAATATCCGCCATCTTCTTCGCGTGCTCGCGCGCCATGTCCTGCAACTGTTCAGAACCGCGCCGCCACACTTCAGCGATCCGAGCAGGTGCTGACAGGATCGATCCAGACTCGAACGCGACGATCGTCTCGCCGAGCACCATGAACGTCACGACAACCTGCTCGATCGCGACCTTGATCACCTCGAACGCTTCAAGGATGACTGTCTTGACCGTTACAACCGCGATGCCGATCACGGTCAGCACGTTTTTGAAGAACTGCAGGCCGGTCATACCCGTCGACTCAGGCGCGAACGTGTCGTGCAACACCTTGCCAATGGCAGCAAAGCCTTCGGTGACGAGGTTAGCGACCGAGCGCACGACTTCCATGACCGAATCAACGATCGTGATGAACAGTTCGAGCGCAGCGCCCGCCCCCTCGACGATCTGAGGGCCCAGGGCGACGAACTTCTCGCCCATCTCGGTGAGGCGCGGCATCATGCGGGTGCCGATGGTCTTCTCGACTGCTTCGAGCACCTCGTGCACCTTCACCATCATGTCGCCGTAAGCGTCCTTGATCTGAATATCCGATTCGGTGACAACGAGGCCTAGCTTACGCTGTTCTTCGGCAAGTTCCTCGACGTCCATCTTCATCGCACGCATGAAAGGCTCGATGTCACGAGCCCCGCGGCCGAGCAGTTGAAGTGAAGCTGAGTTACGGTCAGCCCCGACCTTCAGCCCTTCAAGCGCTGTGATCGTGTTGCGGAACTGCTGTTCGGCCGACAGCATGTTGCCGTTGCCGTCGCGCAGTTGAATGCCGTAAGCCCGGAAAGCTTCCTCGTTCGAGTTGATGCGCATCTGCATCCGCATCATGGTTGACGCGAAAGCTTCACCCGAGCTATCCGACATCCTGAGCGCAGTGGCCCAGGCCTGCGCTTGATCCGCCGCCATGCCTGTCTGGTACATCAGGCGGCGGGTCGAATCGATCATCTCTTCAGTGCTGCGGATCATCTCGCGGAAGGCTTCACCTCCTGCAAGGGCCGCCGTGACTCCTGCGAGCACGCCAGAGAACTTCTCGAAGACCCCCGACAGACCCTCGAACTTCTCTTTCAGTGTCTCGACCGCTTCCAGCAGCGGATCAGCACTGGCGCCGAACCCTACGTGGACGTCTTCAGCCATTCCGGTTTCTCCGTTGACACGCTGCCCAACACTGCTACCAATTCGTCCAAGCCCGCCGCATCAACAGGCTTCGGGGTCGCACTCTCGGGGTCCTTCATCCCGAGCCCCTTTGCGATGGCCGCCACTGACACCGAGAGTGGCGGGATCTTCTTCCAGCGCTCGCCGATTGCGAGCACCATCGGGATCGTGACTTCCTGCCCTACGTACTCCCAGGTCCATCCGAAGGCGTCGACGAGGGCAACGTAGAGGGCATCCCAGTCGACGACGCCGCCGTCTCCCCCGGTGCCGGTGTCCCTGCCTTGCGCTGGAAGCCGCTCACACTGAAGACCGCATTCATCGCTTCAGCGTAGTTGCCCAGGTCGATCATGTCGCGGACCACTTCAAGCGTCATGCTCGGGTAGTTGCGCGCCAGCGCAGCGTGCACGATCTCTTGCACAGCCTTGAGCCGATCGCCTGTCGGAATGCTCGCCGCAACCCCTGTCATGACCGCCTCGAACTGCTGCTGCAGTTCCTGAATGTCGTCGAGAGCGAGAGGCGGCACACGGTAGGCTTCCTCGCCGAACGTGACCCACACCCCGCCCCTCTTCCGTTCGGGCGGGACACGGGTCACTTCACCATCATCGGCCATCGATCACTCCTCCAGCGACAGCGACCCGATCGCGTTCGCCGAGTCGGCGAAGGCCGCGAAGTCGAACTCGGGGATCACGAAGTCTTCCAGCTTGGTCGCGATCGTCAGCTTCGACGACATGCACGCGTTCAGCACCATCGTGAGTTGCTTGCTCTGGAAGGTCGTCGTCAGCACCGCCGAGAACTGCGGGGCGGACCCGAGCAACTGGTTCGTGATGCTGATCTTCTTGCCGTTCGAGGCATCGGTCCAGTTGTAGGACACCGCCACGGCGACGTTGTTCTGCGACGTGTTGAACGAGTAGACCCCTGTCGTCTCGTTGCAGGTGTACTGCTGGCCGACCGGGCCGTTCGCCACGCGCGTAAAGACCGTGTTGTCGGCCGCCAGCACCACGCCCAGGTCGGTGATGGCCCCGTTGTGCGTGACCGTCACGTTGCCGCTCGACACGGTCTGCGCTTCCGCAACCGCCGTCTTCACCTCGCCCGTCGCCGGGTTCGACAGGCCGAAGAACAGGTCGTTGAAGGCCTGGGCGTTGAACTGGGCGAACTTCGCCTTGCCCGAGATCTTCCCGGTGCCACGACCGAGCGCGATCGGAAACTGGTACTGCCCGTGCAGTTCCTTGACCGAGAAGGACATATCGATCGACACGTCCTGCAAGCCGCCGAAGCGCACCGGAGTGGCGGGTGCGGTCAGATTGCGGCCATAGAGCACACCCGAACCGAAGCTGTATTGCGACATGACTTTCTCCTAAGTCGGGACCACGACCACGAGGGGGATGATCGCAACCTCTTGGTCCCCGAGGTCCCCCTGAAAGATCTGAATCGGGCCTTCAATCGCACAGTGCGACACGAGGCCCCCGAGAGTACACGCATTGTTCGACAGATCGTCGACGACGAGCGATGCTTCCACCGCATCGATCAACGGGTTCAGCACCTGGCTCGGCACAATGTCAGGGTCGTTGTTGGCGCCGGTGTGCACGTACAGCCACAACTTGATGTGCAGAGTCCACTTCGTCGGCAGGCCGCGCACACGCATCGCTTCTTCCGACTCTTGCGTCATCAGTAGCGCCGGCTGATCTTCGGGCGCGACACCGTCCCAGGTCGTGACCTTCCGCGTGGCAGTCTTGAACGCCCGCTCGTCGTCAGTCGTCAGCCCCCCGAAGAAACCGAAGACCGCAGCGTAGATGTCCTCGCGGATCATTGAAGCTGCCCCTTGACTGCTCCGATGATCTGCGAGCGGATCCGTTCGCGGAACTCACGCAGCGTCGACCGCAGATAGCTGCGCTCGGGCATGTTCATCACGCGGCTGTGCGCCCGTACGTTGATCTCGCCTGGGCCGCCGCCTGCCTTGCGGTACGAGCCGCGGATCTCGATCTTCTCGCCAGCCTTGTTCGTTCGGTAACGGGCGAGGGCCATCTGACTCTGCGAGCGGCGCACGTAAGCAGGTACGCTGACGGTGCCGTTGAACCCGTACTCGTGCACACCGGCGTACTCGACGTTCGTGCCGATCGTCGCCCGGACCGAGTCGCCCTCGACTTCGACCTTGCGGTTGATCGAGCGCCGCAGAGTGCCGGTGCGTACGTGCAGCACCTGCCCCGTCAGCTTCGTCTCTTTGACAGCGCCCTGCACCTCAATCGACAGGCGCGTGATGACCCGGATCATGGCTTCGCGAAGCTGAGCCCACCTGCCGCGCATGCGCGCCTGCAGGATCTCGTCGCGGACATCGATGTAGAAGAGTTCGTCGCTCATACGACCCACCGACGGCGATAGGGCGACAACATCTCTTTGACCGAGTCGGTCATGCCTTTCGACGTGTAGCTGATCGACTCGCCTGCGAGGTTCTTGCTGCTGATGCCCAGGTTGTCACGTTGCTTCAGGTCAAGGCCCACCATCTCGATACAGGCCTGCTCGATTGCGGGCGGCACGCATTGATAGGTCAGTTCGACCTGACGCCCGGAGTCAGCCGGATTGAACTCGTACGCGCCTTCGTCGAAGGTGAACTGACCGGCTGCCGGGCTCGCCATGACGAGCGTCAGGGCGGCCCCCGTGTCGACGAAGATCGACTGCAGCGGCACCAGCGGGCGGCCCGTGTCGGTCGGTTTCAGCACGGGCTTGGTGCCTGCTGGAATGAACTCGGTGTCGGTACCGACATAGCCCGACTTCCACGACACGAAGACGTTACGGCGGCCTTTCGGGAAGACCGAGCCGATCAGATAGACCGCATTCTCGTCAAAGGTATAGCCTGCTGCCACGCCATCGGTCGAGAAGGGAATGTCAGTGTTCAGCACCTTGACCGCGGACACTGTCAGGGCAGGTGTCTCGGGCAGCGCCAGCACTGAAGTGCCGCTGCCATTGCATGGGTAGAGGGTCCGATCGACGCCGAAGATGTCTCGCGACAGAAACGTCACGATCGTCTGCGACTCACGCGAGATCAGGGCCCTGATCAGGTTGTCCTGATTAGGCTTGTCGATCGCAAGGTACGACTTGACGTTCGACAGGGTCGTCAGGTCGCGATCGGACATGGCCGGCGCCTTACTTCTTCCCGGCCATAGTCGGGATCTTCAGGTCGCTCTTCGTCTCGACTTCCTCGAACGGCGTGATCGACAGACCGTGCGGTTTCAGTTCCTCGACGAGGTTGTCCGGCACCTGCACGCTGCGGTCGTTGCCTTCGGCCGCGAGCACAAAGCCGCGCACCGACACGACCGGCGCCTTGTCGGGCGGGAAGTACATGCGCGTGAACGCTTGCTGAAACGGATTCACTGTGACACTCCTATGTGGTTGGGCAAAAAGGCCGGCCCCCGGTGGAGTTATGTAAGGCCGGCAACGTCACGACAACTGCCCTAGATCAGCCGTTGCCGATGTTCGAGATGATGCCGAGCGACGGCGGGAAGTAGTGCTGCAGCACACCGTCTTCGTAGATGCCGTACTGGTACTTGCGGCTGACCTGCGGCCACTCGATCTGGTAGTACTCGCGCCGCATGCGCATCTGCATCACGTTCGTCACGTTCGACAGCGGGTAGGGCAGCCGGTTCGTGGTGAACAGGATCGTGCCGGGCGGCATGTTCGGGTGCAGCATTACCTGCAGTTCCTGGGCACCGTTCATGCCGAACTTGTTCAGGTAGGCCCGCACCATGATGCCGCCGCCGACCGCCTTCTGGTCGGTCTGGAAGACGAAGCGCTGCGCCGACGTCGAGGACCCGTTCAGGATCTTCAGGCCGATGTTCTGCATCTCCTGCGAGTTCACCCACATCGTGTCGGGCGACAGGCGGTAGTTGTCCCAGAAGGACTGCAGGGCCGCGTCGATCTCCTTGATGCCGCCTGCACCATCGGACGTCAGCGGAGTGCCAGCACCAGCATTGCCGGTCGCCATCAGCTTGACGTACGCGCCCAGGCTCGACTGAGCCGCGAAAGTCAGCAGCCCGTCGAAGGCGAGGCTGTTCTTCGAGTAGTCGGCCTGGGCCAGCCCCTGGAAGTTGCCGCCGGGCTTGCTGGCGTTGCCAGTGGCCGCCGCCGTGATCACCACGCTGTTGATCGTCGTGATCGCGCCGAGCGTCAGGTTGCCGGTGTTGGCGCCCCAGTACCATGCATACCCGTAGGCGCCTGCAATGGCAGTCACGGTGGCCGAAATCGAGCCCAGGTTGCCCGAACCCGCGGCAACTGCGATGTTCGCCTGCGCCGAGAAATTCGACATGCCGCCGTTGATCGTCTCGTTGCCATCGCTGCCGGCGTTCACGCGAGTAACGGTCTGCGGCACGCCGTTCGTCAGCGATGCGTTGCGGTAGCCCTCGAACGTGAGCGCCACCACGCCGACACCGTAGTTCGCAGCGTTGACGAGCGTGCCGCCGGTGTTGGCGGTCGACAGGGTCGGGGTCGCAGCGGTCGACAGCGTCACAGACGTGTTGCCGCCCAGGATGACCACTTCTTCGGCGATCATCATCGCGCGCAACAGGCCCTCCACTGCGAGGGCCTTGACGTCATCGAAGCCTTCAGCAGCATAGTCCGCCTCGAAGGTGACGTAGTCCTCCAGCCCCAGGCCCTTGTAGGCGGCGAGGTAGTCGGCAGTCGACGTCGCGATCACACCGCCGCGGTTGCCGCCGCTGACGTAGGGCGAGGTGTTGCCAGTGTTGACGCCGGTGACAGCGCGCCAGTTGGCCTGAATGCCGCCCTTGCCGGACACGCGAGGGATGCTGTTGCGCAGCGGCGTGATGACCGGGTACAGCTTCTTCGCCGGCCCTTCGAGGTCGTAGGCAGTAATGCCCGAGATGGCGGATGCGGACTGCGTCCACGCCTTGGCGAGGCCTTCGTCGGCCTTCGACATGGCCGTCTTCAGCAGATCGAGCGTTTCTTGAGTGGTTTGCGGGTTCATGGAGCGACTCCTGTCTGCGGCCCTGACCTGCTAGGCTGAGGTGTGCCGCGGAGGGGGTTGGGTTGAAGGGTTGAAGGGCCTACTTGTTGAGGGCGTGGACCGGCAGGGTCATAGGCTGGCCGGTGTACTTGTGCAAAGCCTTGATCAGGCCGGCCGCCTCGTGCTTGTCGCCGATGTCGTCGACGATTGGGGCGGATGCCTTGGCGAGCGCGGCTTCGGCTTCGGCAGCCGCGTCGGGGTTGGGGATGTCGTTGCCCTTGGCGACAGCGCGCAAACGCACCGTGGGCGCTGCAGGCTGTGCCTTCAGCTTCTCGATCTCGGAAGCCTGGGCCTTGATCAGGGTGTCCTGCTCGCCGAGTCGCTTCTCCAGCGGGCCGAGCGCATCGGCCAGCAGCTTGGTGAGCGCTTCGGGCGCCTGGGTCGTGGCCAGCTTGTCAGCTTCGGCCTTTGCGAGCGCGGCAGCCTTCGCCGCCTTCTCGGCTTCGTCGCCGTCGGGCTCGGAAGGGACGGCCTTCGGGATCGGCTTGCCATCCTTGCCCAGCTTTGGCTTGCCGTCGGCGTCGAGTTCGCAGTCTTCGGCCTTCACCACGATGAACTTCTCGACGACCTTCTCGACGGGGTCGGCCTGGATCTTCTCGATCACCTTCTTCAGGTCGAGGTTGCCGGCCTTCATTGCCTTGATCAAGGCAGTGACATCTTCCGGCGTGCCTTCGATCGTCTCGTCGTCTTCGGCTGGATGGAACTCGACCTTCGCCAACGTCCCGTCGGCCTTCTGCACCTCGAAGAACTTCGCGGTCGGCATGCACGGGCGGTCGACGAGCGAGATCTCGGTCGGGATCGCCGTGTAGCGCTTGATGTCCTTCCCGTCCATCTTCTCGACGGAACTGCCGGCGTAGCTGCCGCCGATCGAGAACCCGGTGTAGACGCCTTCGAGCACCTTCTTCCACTCGTTGTCGTCGACGACCTTCGCGCACACGTCGATCGCCTTGGCGCCGTCGTTGAACTCGATCCCGGTCAACTTGCCGGCCGCCACCTTGCCGTGCATCGCGCGCAGGTTGCCCAGGCTCTTGCCGTCGGTGTCGGCTGCGACGTCTGCGCTCCACTTCTGGAAGTGCGGCTTGCTCGTCGCGTAGTCCATGATCTCGTCGGCCTTGTCGACGATCTCTTCCGCTGCGCGGCCGAAGACGAGTCGCTTCGCCTCGTCGACTTTCTGAATCTGTGCGAAGACCTTCATCTTCCTGCTCCTAGCCGGGTGGACCGGATTGTGCTACTGCGCGGGTGAATTGGGAAGTGAGCGCT